ATAGGATGTTGGGACTCGAAAAAAAATTTTTTAAATTTAAAAGAGTTGTATTATGTAGGCCTACATGTGATTTACCTCATTGTTGTAATTAAATATATAATGAATCATTGGTAACAACATATTTTAATAGGAGTTCGGGAATTTCTTTTACTGTTTTTAAGAAATCTAAATCTTCCATAAGTGTTGCAACTTTTTCTAACTCTTTTGCAATACTATTAATTTTATTTATGGCTTTTATAAAATCACCTAATGATATTCCCCAATATTCTAAGTCTGTTATTATTTTTTTACAGTGATACATATCAGATTGTAAATCGCCTTTTTTCTCTGACCAATTATATAAGAATTCACACATGTCATAATGAATGTTGTATTTTTCAGATTTTCCAGATTTTAAAAATTCTATTTCTAATTTATAAAACCACTCAAGTGTTTTGTCAAATTTTTTGATCATATCTATAACATTGGTATCTGTTTGGATATGTTCAGGATTATTAATTTTATCTTCTTCGGCTATACGAATTGGTGTAAATATGGCTAAAAATGAAATCCATTGTCTAGTTGTTATATATTTTAATTTATTAGATGTTTTTAACGACAATATAAATGTTGATATAGGTAATGCTGGCATTTCTTGTAAAATACATGCCATTTCGCCTTTTAAAGTTAATTTACCTTCTTTCATAAATCCTTCACCGTCTAATATTGCCAAATGATTAGATAATTCTCGTTCAACATAATTCATTAAATTACTAGCTCTATCGTTTAATTTTTTTAAAATAATATCGTTCGTGTTAGATAACTCAGAAGTTTCTTCATTAAGTTTTTCAGGATCAATATATTTTTTAATATGTTCTTCAATAGTTTTTTTAGTTTCATTATACTCACCTAATATTTCTTCATAATAAATACTTTTTTTTACATACTCAGTGATATCATCTTTTGAATAATCTTGATATAGTAATTTTAATACTAAGTCGCAATTAAATTGAAATTGTGAATGCATTGGTTGAGCTTTACCACTTAATAAAAATGCCAAATCATTACTATTAATTATAGGATTTTTATAAAATAGATTTAATAGTAAATAGCTATCGCCTTTTTCGTCTTGTCCTCTTCTTCCAGCTCTTCCAGCCATTTGATTATATTCATCTGGTCGAAAATATTGATGTTTTCCATTTGTAAATTTTTGAATAGAAGTATGAACAGTCGATTTAACTGGAAAATCAACACCTATTCCCATAGATTCAGTAGCAAATACAACTTTAATATATTTTTGTTTAAATAATTTTTCAACAATTTCTCTTATTACAGGCATTACACCACTATGATGAACAGCACAACCTTTTTTTAATAAATTCATCGTGAAATTCCATTCTGGCAAATCAATGTATTCTTTCCAATTAGATATTTTTTCAATTAGCATTTGTTTTGCTATTTTTTCAATAGTGTGAGGAATTTTTGAATTACTTTCTAATATTGGAGTAGTAACACAATATGCTAGATCAAAACATCTTTTTCTACTCATAACATATATAATAGCAGGTAATTTGTCTTTTTTATGTAAATATTCAACTGTTTTATTAATTAAATATTCAGGTTTTGTTCGAATATGTTTTGGTTTATTATTGAAAATAAGTTTATCCAATTTTATAAATTTTTCATAAGATTCTTCATAAAATTTATTAGTATCTTTCAATAAAATACAGTTGGCTTCGTCGTAATTTTGAACTTCATCTTTAACTTTTCCAGTTAATTTTTTAGTAATAACATTAGGAATAAAATACAATAAATGATGTTCTAGTGGGACAATACGATTATAACTCGCACATAACACAGTTTTTTTACCGTTCATTTTAGTTAGTGTATTGCAAAGTTTTTGAGGATCATTTAAAGTAGCTGATAACTCAATGACTTGGGTTGTATTTGGTAAATCCATTAATGATTCTTCCCAAACTGTTCCACGTTGTTTATTATAATATAAATTATGTATTTCATCGTAAATTACAGCGGCTAGTTCTTTTTCAGGATTCATTTTAAAATCAAGAATATTAGTATTTTTTTTTAGACGAGCAATATTGTTACGAAGAATTTCAGTTGTACATAAAAGTAAATCACTATTTTCATTATATGTTATATCTCCTGTTCTAACACCAATGTCAATCTGTCCATTGAATTTTTTAGTAAATATGTCTTTTTTTTCATTTGTCAAAGCTTTAATAGGCGAACAATAAACAATTTTATTTCTTTCACCTGTGTTATTCATCTTTGTTAAATGTCTGATAGCTATTTCGGCAGGAAGTGTTTTGCCAGAACCTGTTGGTGCCATAACAATAACATTGTGACCATCTAAAATAGCTTGGACTGCTTGTTTCTGCCAGAGTGACAATTCGAAAGGGTATTGATTTAAATACTTTGATATCATGTTTGATTCAGTAATGGTAGTCATATTATAGTTTATTATTATTGTTATTTTTTTATTTCGATTTTATATTATTTTCTCTCCCCAAAATGAACTTTTGAGTGAATTTATAAAGAATTAATTTAAATACAATTAATTATTTAAATTAATGAATAGGTGCGTAAAATTATTCTCGAAATGTATTAATATGGAGATTCCAACAAATTGGGAAGAAGTGACAGATAAAGTTCCTGAGTTTTCTTTGAAAGGATTAGTAAAAAAATGCAAGGTAGTAAGTGTTTATGATGGTGATACCATTAGAGTTGTTTTTCCAATCCACGATAAATTGTATAAGTGGAATTGTAGGATCAATGGTGTAGATACGCCAGAGTTAAGAACAAGAGATGAATTAGAAAAGAAATATGGATATGAAGTGAGAGATAAATTACGTGCAAAGATATTGGATAAAATAGTTACAGTGCATTGTGGTGACTTTGATAAATATGGTAGATTATTAATAGATATATATTGTGACAATGAAGATAAAAGTGTTAGTTTTTGGTTGATAGAAAATAACTATGCATTTAAATACGATGGTGGCACGAAACAAAAATGGAGCACATATTTAAAAGAAAAGAATATAAATTAATAATTATTTGTAAAAATTATTAATTAATTAATTTGGTTTTGATAGAGTAAATGTTTTAGTAAAGTAAGCCCAAAAGAATATACCTACGAAACATTTAGCGAATAAATCGAGTATATTATAACCAATATTTTTAGTTTGTTCATCGGCCATATATAATATACCATATCCACTCCATAATATAGCAAATGCCCAAAATAATATACTATTATCAAATTTATACTTTTTATGTAAGAATGTTTTATAAATAAACCCATACATTCCAAAGAATGCTGCGAATCCTACAATCATACTTGGTAATTTTGGGAATACGCCGTTTTCTCCCAAATAACCCGCACCTAACATAATGTAATTTAATGCTAAAACAATTAGAAATGTCCAAAAACTTAATTTTCCACCAGAGTTATATAAAAATGCCAATAATAAAACTAAAAGCATAATTGGAGTAGTAATAGCCCAATCTGTAAATCTAGTTAAATTAATATTTTTATAATCAATTTGTTTATCTTTGATTTTATCTACGAACAAACTATAAAAATAAGCAGCGACAACAGAAATACAAGTTTCTAAATTAAGAATATTTCTAATTTTTGCATCGTTTGTTCTCATAGCTTCAATAAAGGTAATTGTAGCAGTTGTTAAAAGAAAAACATATGTAATATAAAAAGTATTTTTAACATTTCGTTCTTTCAAATCTTCATTTTCGCTCATGTTATATATTATGTAGTTAAAAAAGTTTTATAGATTTATGTTTTAATAATACGAGATTTTCATTAGTCGTTTGAATTACTTTGTGAATTATCTCTACTTCTATTGTCTATGGTGAAAATATTTTGTACAAAAGTTACTATAAGAGTTAAAGTTATGGTAACTATAGATTCAGATAGATGCCATTGTCCCCAATTAAGCCAATAACAAACGGGGTTGTAAATTGTAAATAAATTGGTGAAAACACCTATATAAGAATGATCATAGCAAAAGTGGAAATACAATCCTTTTATAATATAGTGAATTGAAGAAACTATAAATATCGTAAGGATAAAATTCAAAGTATATTCCACTAGTTTATTAGCAGTTTCAGGATTACGAATTAAACCGCTGAATCTGTTTATGAAATTATTTCTTTGAGAAACATAGTTGGTGAATTGTCTTGGTTGTTGTGACATAGTGATATAGTGTTATTTACAATTCTTATTATTGGGTTTTTTCATTCGATTTTATAAACAAATAATATATATTATTTTGAAAATGGGTTTAAAAAGAACTACATATATGTAGTTATAATGTCAGATACTAAAAAAGTAGTTGATTCTAATTCATCTGTTGATGATTCATCTTTTGATGGTAAGCGTTGGGTAGGTAGAGTAAAGTGGTTTAATAACAGAGCCGGTTTTGGTTTTGTAACGATGTTGGAAGGGGACAAGAAGGGTGAGGATGTTTTCACACATCATTCGGGTATTAGTGTAGATACTGAACAATATAAATATTTGGTTCAGGGAGAATATGTTACATTTGAATTGCGCGCTAGTGATAATAGTGAGCACCCTTATCAAGCTGGTAATGTGAAAGGTGTTTTGGATGGTATGTTGATGTGTGAAACCAGAACATCTATGAGAAAAGAGGGTCGCAATGAAGGCGAATACAATACAAAACCTAGACGTAGAGTAAGAGCACGTGGTAGTGGTCCTAGGGATGAAGAAGGTCATCAGCGTCATGGTCAATGGAGATCAAGGGGAGGAAATTCTCGTGATTATCATGAACAACATTAGATTTCATAAAATAATATAATAATTAATATATTATTTTAAAATCGATTTAAAAAGATTCTCATAAATGTAGGTATAATGTCGGAAAATACTAATAAGGTTCCTACTCAAAAACAATTCGAAGAAGTGTTGAATACTCTTAGTAGTTTTAAATCTCAAATAACGATGCTTGTTAATCAAGTAAGAGCATTGCAAAAAAGTGTTACCAAAGAAATGAAAGTATTAGATAGGGAAGCTAAAAAAAATCGTATGAGAGGTAATAAAAAGCCTTCTGGATTTGCTGTTCCAAGTAATATATCAGATGAACTGTGTTCTTTTATGAATAAGCCTCAGGGATCACAGGCTGCTAGAACTGAAGTAACAAGATTTATAATACAATATATAAGAGATAACAATTTGCAAAATCCAAATAATAAAAGAGAAATACAACCAGATAATGCTTTAAAATCATTATTGAGTAATGGTAAAAATGAAACTAAACCGATTACATATTTTAATATTCAACGTCATATGAATAAACATTTTGAAAAAGTTTAATTTATTATTTATTACGTAATAAATTAAAAAACAAAATAAATTTTTTTTATATGAAACCAGCCTTAAGTTTAGAAGAAATTACAATAGAGAAACAATTATTAATAAGTGTATCAGCTACAATAATAAATATATATTTTTTATTTGTCTATTATTTGAATGATTTAAATGTCTTTGATAGTGTAATGATATCAATGATGTTTCTTTTTAATTTAATGGTTATGTATTTTTTAGAAGTGAAAGATATAGAATTTTTGAATATTTTACATATGTGTATGGTTTTTTGTTTTATGATTTCTATATTTATAGACAATTATTATTTAATATTAATTTTGGTTATTGTTTTGATAGAAATACAATTGTTGTGGGTAAAATTTGGAAAATGTATATTATTCAATGATAAAGAAGGTTGGGGATTTGGTTTGGCACCACATGTTGGCGCTACTACATATACAGCGTTTTTATCTTATAAATTAGGGATTAAAACATTATTAAAAGATTTAAAATGAAGGACATAATATAATATATTATGGATTCATTAGAACAATTATTAAAACAAAGAAAAATAAATGAAGAGTCTATTACTAATTATAAAACAGTTATAAAAAATATAAAAGATGATAATAGAAAAATAGAAAAACTATTATGGAAAACTTGTAAGCATGTATGGGGTCCAAAAGATTGTTATGATGATCTGTGTAATAGACAATGTAAAATATGTGGTCTTTATAATAATCATTATTTCTATACTTGACTTATTTATAATATAGAATAAATTCTGTAATCCAAATGGGCGTTAAATATACTACAGCATTTAAATTCATAAAAGATAAAATAAATGATAATATAAGAGCATATAAAATATAACTCTTTGGTATATTAAAATAGTGTCGTGTTATTAATAAAAAAATTAATCCAAAAATAGCTATTTGTCCAAAAGGACATATTCTTACACCATATTCATCACCTATTAAATGTTTAAATAGCCAGCTTTTAGCAGATGGTAATATATTAAAATCTATACTTGTTTGGAAAAAAAGAAACATATAAATTAGATAGGAGGATTCAAGTATTGATATAGTTAGTGTATTCATATTATATCAATAAGAATTTTTTTTAATTTGGTGTTATAAAATCGAATGAAATTTGTTAAAATTAACTATTGATATATACCGTTACTTAAATAGAATAACTCGAAATTTACAAATACAAATTATGTTACTTACTCCGGAACATCGCCGTTCAAATCGCCGTCGTGTTAAACGTCAGGATTTTGATATGAAAAAATTTATTAAAGAGAATAAGGTTGAAACAATGCCCGGCAAATTATTTCGTATTGAGATGAAAAACGTTGAAGTTGAAACGAAAAACGTTGAAGCTAAAGAAGAGGAAAGTCAAGAAGCGAAAGTTTATATATATGCGGATTGTCCTGAACATGCTGGATATGAATATGATAAAGATATGTATCTAGGCAATGATCGTTATGCGGAAATGGTTGATAACGACATAGCTACGTTAAAACGCCATGGAAATATAATGGGTTAAACATATTTCTCTAGAAAATAGAGATTTTAGGATGTTTCTGAAACCAAATATAAATCATTTTAGTGGAGGGAAGAATAGTGAGAAATTGGACTCGTATTTTTTATTTTTTTTTGTACTTTGATTTAATCGAAAATTTGTGAGAAAATCGAATGAAATTTTCTAAAAAATAGAAGAATTATTAACCAACTAAAAGAATACGATATTTAAGTCAAACAACCCTATCAAACCAAAATTATGAGTCAATCAGCACTTAGTCAATTAGCACGAGCTGCTATTACTAAATCTTACCTTAAAGATTTAAAAGTTGAGGTTAAAACCCGAAGACGCAGTAAGTTATTAAGGAAAAAGGTTTTAAAAGAGCTCAAGAAAACGACGCCTACTGTTAAACCAGTGAAGACTTGCGTTAAGAGTAAAAAAGCCCTTAAACTCGCTCAAGAGCGCGCCGAAGCTAAGGCAGAGGCTAACTATATTAGAGATTCTGAGATCTTAGCGGAAAAACTACTTAAGGAGAAAGCTAAGGCAGATACTAAGGCGGCTAAGAAATTAGCAGAGAAAAAGGCTAGAGAAGCAGCTAAAGCTGAAAAGAAAGCCCTTAAAGAAGCTGAGAAAGCAAAAGCTAAGGCGGCTAAGAAATTAGCAGCGGAACAGGCTAGAGCTGAAAAGAAAGCCCTTAAAGCAACTGAAGCGCTTAAGCCAAAAACTGATGCTCAAATTAAAGAAGAGCGTAGTAAAAAGCTTATGAAAAACTTCTCCAGATGGTGCCGCAAAAATGAAATCGAACTGAGCGACGGGCTTAACATGCTCAGCGATAGAGTAGAAGTAGTAATATCTACTATGTAAATAGGTAAGTAATAATTAAAAAAAATATATAAAAAACAAATAAAATAACCCTCCCTCTCTCCCTTTACCCTCTCACCCTCCCACACTTTTTTAATGTACTTTGACTTTGCTATCGGAAAATCGAATTAAATTATAAGAATATTATAGTGTTATTCATAACGATATATACATACGATTACAAATCATACAAACTATTTAAAACAACATAATAATATGGCAACTACATTAATTAACACTCGCAAATCAATTATGCCTCAGATCCATGCTAGCTGGAATGAATTTCGCTCCACTGATGAAGCAATGGTATTGATGTTTGGAGAAGTTGGAAGCAATTATAGTGATTATCACGATATACCACTAGCTAAAAATTTTGAAAAAGGACAAGAGCCATGGACTACTAAGCAATCAGTATTGGAAAGAAATGCGGTTCATGCTAATAAGCTTATCAGGTTATACATCGCTCTTAACATAGACGTAGCATATCGTAAGTCAATTTGGGAATTCTTCGAAATTGGAACTGGCGTTGTAGGTCAAATTAAGGAGCAAATCAAACTCCTT